AATCTCCTGACTACAGTCCTGTTGTCTGCCATTACCACCGTAAATTTATTGAAAGCTGATATCATGTTCTTTAGGTCGTCTGGATTGATTCCTTTAAAAGCAGAAACCATATTATTTAGATCTTCGGTAGAGATCCTACCAAACCGACAATCCTCTGCTTCATGCCTACGGCTTCTATGTGTAGCTTCGATTATGGCTGCAATAGCATCAAGATCTTCATTGGTCAGATTGTTCCTTCTTCGTGGCCTCAACTCTTCATACGCCTCACCTGATTCCGTCATCCCATATTCCTTTCGCATTATGGTGCAACCTTTATAGACCGTTCTTTCGACGGCCAAAGATTGTTACGTCCGAACCTGTTCAAAACTCTTTCCCACAACTTAGCCCGGAGCGGCCACATACCGTCTTCCAAGGACCATCTTTCCAGAAGGGCATCGAAAACCTTGTGCAGATCAGCAGGCAGGAGCCCAAGACGACAGAGCTTGTACAAGGCATCATGCCCGGCTGAACTTCGCATTGATGATTTGGAGTCAATCGTCGGACCGGAAGCGCCATCCCAGGCATAGCCATCTCTGAGCCGCATGAATCCGTTCGGAAAGAGCCGAATAAATTTGGTTTTTATATCGTAGCCAAGAATGCCTGTAGCAAGCCAACAATCTGATCGTAATTGATATTTCATACCATCTGAATAACGAATTGATTTTGATTCAACAAATACTTGAGAAGAAGTCATCGTCGAATCCTCCGCCAAGTCCACGGCTGTACCGGTACCGGGTCCGCCCAGATCCCTACGCGATTGCCCGCCGAGATGCCTTGCAGGCTCGACCAGGCGTTGCAAAACGATTTCTTGCAGTAATCAGGATAGACCCAAGCGTAGCCGGAAAGTATCAATTGCTCCTGTAAGCATTGTGTCCCGAGCATCACAATTGCAACCGTCCGGCCATAGGTGTACTCTCCGGTCGGCAGGATATCGACAGTTTTTCCTTCGACCATTGTTTCGGTAAAATCCTTCGCCGCCATGCCGTAGGCTTGCTTTTTCTCCGGGCTGTCGATACCGTAGAGCCTGATCGTGGTCAGTCCTGCCTCGTCGATTACTTTGATTGTGTCACCGTCCACCACGCTCACGACTGTGGCGGTTTTGGCCTGGGCAGTTGCAGCGATAAGGAGCATGAGAGCGATAATTATGGTCTTCATCTCTTTTTCTCATCAGCGCAGAATTTAACCCCAGTTGAAATCATACTGAACCTGTCGCACGATTTCCCCTGCCGGCCGTTGCAATCAAAAGTGAAGCACCACTGACTTTCATCCTTACAGTAGCGATCCCGGACCCGGTGCAGGCCGTTTTCGTCTTTGTCGCTCATGTGCAAACTCGCTTCCGCTATGACTCTCATATTCCCTCCGGGAGTAAAGGTCAGCCTCAGTCGTCGCAATCCTCATTAGGCGTCAAACATACAGGGCAGAACCCGCCGTGGTATTTATGGCCGCAGTTTTTACAGGTGGTCATACCATCCGCTTATGTTTCAGCCAGGTTCGCCCTGCAACGTAAACGGCTGCAACCAGAGCCGGCGCCTGTGATGTGCTTTGCACCACTTGGATATCATGCTGCGACTGAGTAACCACTGCGATTACCGCCCCGAGATCAATCCCGAGCTGGTTGCTGAAATATGGTATGATCACGGCCGCAACCATCCAAAATTCAGAGGATTTGAATCCTTTTAGGAGTAAGCCTTCGTTCATATCAATCACCTCATTGCCGCAATATCAGCAAATCACTTTCCAGGGATCAGGAATAACGTCACCAGTACCGTCACTCCAATATGGCTTAAAAGGAGCATCCTTAAATAAAGTGGGATAAGTGGGATAAGTGGGATAAGCAGGTAGCGCAGAAGGAGCAGACGCCAATTCATCAATAACCTTCCGTAATTCCCTCAACTCTTCCATCGTCAGAAGGTGAACGGCCTCGCCTATCTTCAACTCTATCTTCACTGATATGTTTGTCATATCAATCACCAGTACATAGTTACAGTTTTGCTCTTATCGCCATAAGGGGCATGTAGATAGATGCCGCCGTGGCTTGTCCCCGTGTCCGAGTCGCCATCTCCGTTCGGTCCTATTCCGGGCTTGTACACAAATCCGTACATAGCGGCCTTGCTGTTCCGACTGCAGTTCTCCTGGTCCCGGCAATTTTTCAATGGATTTTTGACGATGAAGGTTTTCCCAGAAGAGAAGACAAATTTAATCGGCCCCGAGCCAAGTTCATCGCCGCCCTTGGGAATTCTCCAGGCCATCCGCCCGCCATTCCTTTCCCCATACGATGTATATGTGGCCTTATGGTCATAGTCTCCCGTCGGCGTGGCCGGTACATCAGGAACGTTCGGCGCATCAGCCCCGGCAATATATGAGTATTTCTGCCCGCCATCCATCTCTATGACCATTTTCAGCGGCCGCATGTAATTATGGCCTGGGTTTTTCATCAAGAAAACCGGACATCCCTTGTACGAATTGCCTTTCCGCGCCATCTCATTGTTGACCGTGACAGCTACGACATCGGCATCCGTCAGGGTTCGGAAAAGGATGCAGGCTGCGCCGTTGCCTTGGTCGCTGTCGTTTTCCCATGTGACTTTGTATGGGAATGGCTTAAGCGTCGGCTGTGGCGTGTCGGTCCACGTGTGTTTACACTTCGGGCAGGTCGGCATCACTCCACCTCTTCAAACTCGCCCTGCCCGGCAGGACTGACAGCAGCAGGTTCAAATGTTTCCTCTTTTGTCACCGGAACGACCGGGATGATGATATCCTCTCCCTTCTGCAGGCTGTCGACAACTTTGCCGATATTCCCCTCAATCCAGGCTTTTGCCGCCTCGATCGCACCAGAAAAATCCCCATCAGCCTTTTGGTCGGTGGTGGTCGCGTTGGTCGCGCCGGCTGCATCAATCCGCATACTGGTGCCGGCTTGCAGGTAAATCGACGTATCGCGCTGGTTCACTGTGCAGCCTGTCAGGGCAGCCAAGGCAATAACTAGTACCCATACTTTCTTCATGATCCCCTCCTGTTAAATTCCTCGTATTACTGCACGACAAAGTTGATGATCCGAGGCTGCCCCCCTGATCGATTCGCCCCTGGCCTCGTGGTAGACGGTCAGCGCGAGCCAAAATAGAGCTTGCGTCATGTCCATATCTACCTCATGTTTCCAAGCGGAACTGTCCCGCGTGAGACAGTTGACGGAGGGATGTTAGTTCCGACCAAGGATACGTCAACCCCCATGTCATCCCCATCACTTGCCGCATGATACCCCACACTCTCAGCAGTCAGCGCAAATCCTGCTATCGTGGTTGGTGTTGCCCCACCAACAAAAGTAGGAGTCGCCTGATACGAGTAACAGCTGTTGTCTGCATCTGGACAGCCGCCCAAGTATGTCTGATAGTTTGCCAGTGTATACGATGTTGAATAGTCCCTGATAACCAAACTAGGCACATACAGATTGTAACCGAATGTAGTGTAATGCGGCGTACTTGTGTATGGGTACAATTGTATCATCGTATCAAATATGGAGTTACGATAATCGTTGTACTGGGCACCATTGTCGCTGTGCTCCTGATTTACTGATGTAGTTGAACTGTAAATTGTGTTGTGGTTGAATGTGTTATTGTCGGCTGATATAGTCCCACCTGATCCAGTGTCAAATTGTATGCCCAGGCGGTTGTCTACAATGAGGTTGTTAGATATCTCCGCATCATGGATATCCAAACGAATTCCAGCATCATTATCATGGATGTAGCAGTTTTTGATATATGACTGCGTATCGCCCGCGTCGTTTGAATGTTTTGCGTATATTCCATTATTAAACCCACTTACATCGCAGTTTTGTATCCTGATATTGTTGGTGGAGAACGTGATAACTGATGCGTTACAAGATGACGTCCCCGGCCCGACAAACGTACATCCATCGACGAGCATATCAGCAGTGGTGGAATTTGCCTGAATCGCTCCACCCCCATCCGTGCAATAGTACTCAGATAGAGTGAATGTATCATTGATGAACTTCCAGCCAGCTGGCTTGCCGGTCGTCGCGTTGTTCATGCGAAAGACGCCATTCGTTCCCTGGAAATTAAGGTCTTCTATTGTCCAGTAGTTTTTATTGATATCGAATGGAAAAGGAGAGACATTAGATACAATAGTGACTGTTGCCCCTGGATATGCCTTATGAGTGATCGGTGATTCTGCTGTGCCGTCTGCACCCGTTCCCCCGTACAGAGTAATGAGCGACGATATGGTGTGCGTCCCGGCCAGATAATACACAACATCTCCGGCAACCGATTGCTCAAATGCGTGTTTCATCGTTGCCCACGGTCCGCATGCACCTTCGTCGGTAATGCACTGCCCTGAATCGCTATCACTTCCAGAGCCATCCGGGGCAACATAATATGTAGTAGCAAATGCGGACTGTGCAAAAAGCAATATTGCCACAATGTAGAGTATTAGTTTCATCATGGCGCATCTCCTGAGCCTATGACTGATGTGCTCATAAGTACCTGATCTATCTCAAAATCCATACTACTGTTCGTCTCAAAACGTACTGCATTGGTGTCTGTTGATGTAGTGCCATTAGCGCAACTGCCGATGGATGTCCCCGGTTTAGTCGAATCAGTGCTCTGCCAAATTTCCAGCGTTGATCCAGTGCCGCCATTGTTAGTATACGCCCACCAAATATAGTAGGGAGTTCCAACACTCATAGCATATCCAGCCGCTGCATAGAATTGTGTGCAGCCAGTAATGACACCGGTTATTCTACCAGTTATTTGCTGGGCTATTTCACCGATCCTGGTTGCTCCATTATACAGCCCGAAGAATCTGGTCGTCCCGGCAGGAAGCACTGCAAAATCAACCATGAAGCGACCATAAACAGTAGTCGCACTGGAAACAACGGGGCTTTTAGCGTTGGAGTCAGCATTGACTAGTCGTAAATCCTGTGAACCCCTTAGCGGAGTCGTTGTATAATCTGGGTACACCGTTCCACTAGAGGTCCATGTCTCGCTATTGTCGTATCCGGTGCCCTCAAAATTTTGATTTACGAGATAGGTAATACCTCCTGCGGCCGCTGGGCCTCTCGTCACGCTAACACTATGCGATCCTGCAAATGACAGACAAGGGAGCAGCGCCAATATCAATATCAGTATATGTTTTTTCATATCAATCCCAATCCCCCTCAATTTGCCATGAGCATTCGTTCAGCGCGTCATCGGGGTCTGAGAGCGTAACGAAGACTTTTGTTCCAGCCGGAATTGTTGCATCGTCAAATCCAGTCGTGAAAGTAGCTGTTCCGTTTACGGTAGAAATGGCCTCTATCGTGGTTGGAGTGCCGTAGCCAACACCCGCTGCTTTGTGCTGAAACATTAGAGTGATTTCTGTTGTCGGATCAGCATCACATGAGATATTTATTTCAGTTATCGTAAAAGCTGCCGGAACATTATTGATCAGAGTTACAGCATGGTTGGTGCCGTCAACCGCATAAATAGCTTGTGGGTCTAGCAGCGTCCCGTAGAAGTCGGCCTCTGTTCCTGAGACATACTTGGCTATGGCAGCTTGCTCGTTGCCGTTGAGCTTCTGTATTGCCTGCAGGATGGTATCAGTCGCAGCGACAGTGCCGGCACCAGAAGTGTATCCGGTAAGAACAGCGGAAGCTCCAGCCGCATTTCCAACAACGACAAAGCCGCCAGTACCGTTGGCAGCTGCAGCAAGAGCGGTACCGACGCCAGTGCCGAAATCGCGAGAAAGAATAATGTCATACTCGGTGTCGTTCTCTACGGCCTTTATTGCTCCACCCTCATTGTAAATTTCCTCACTGCCATCCGCGAGTGGGGCAATACTGGCATTGCTGGGAAGGATCGATCTACGGCTACCATCTGCGGCAGACGAGAGGATTTCAGCCGCTGTGACTGTGGTAAACGTACCTGCTGCCGGCGTCGTGCCACCGATAGCGCCAGGAGTGGCAGGAGTATAGGAAACCTTGTTGTTGAAGGTGTCCCAGTCGGTATCGGATAGCGCCCCGATTGTACTGGTAGAGGCCAAGCCAAGGGTTAATACCTGACTTCCGTCCACACTCAAGCCGTTGGCTGTGGCATTGATCGTCACAGCATCATGCCCACCAGCCAGAGTTTCTATCTTATCGCGAATTGCATTCTTGGTTGCCGCGTCCGTGTTAGCGTCCCAAGTTGTCGCATCATAGGCTGTGTCGTCTGCCGGGCTACCGAAGGTTGCCGGGTCGGTAAACCCCCCCGTTCCGTCAGCGTCAAAATTCAGCAGGTAATTGCTCCCTCCAGCAGCAGCCGGGGGGAATCTAAGGGTAACGATCCCAGTAGGAGTTGCAGCGGGCAACCATCCTGCTGTATAGATTGGGTCAGTGTTGCTGTAGAGTACCAGTGCCCCCTGAGTAGTATTCGCCACGCCTGCATAGAGCGTTCCCCCAGATGCCGTCACGTTGCCGAAGGTGACATTATCCGTAACCTCTAAGTCTCCAAGCCTTGCTTTCTCGGCGTCTGTGACATAGTTATCATCTTCACCGAGAGCTGCGGCATATAAATCCACTCCATGATATTTCCATTTCGTTGCCCACGAATCTCCAACTCCAGGCTCATCTCCGACTGCACCTGAAGCAGAAGAAGTATGATTAACAATACAAACGAAAACATGTCCACCATGTGTCACTGACTGAGTATTTGCAGTATAAGCTGTAGCTGTTACCCATGTTATTGCAGATATGTTTGCCTTAGAATTAACTGCATTCTTAACATTATTAGCTTCAGATGCTGAAAATGTTCCTCCTGTAACTTTATCATCATAAGTTACATCAGTTGCAAAACATTGGGAAGCAATCAAAGACATTCCCAAAATAAAAAATATTCTTTTCATTGCTTACTCCAATATAAATGGAAACACATAAGGAAATGATGTATTTACTGTTGCCGGATCAACTTTTGTCCAGGCCTCAAAGATAAACTCTATTGCACCATCACTGAATAATTGTATAGCCTCAGTCTTAGTTTCATACTCATCAACATCGCTCATTACCAATGTTTCAATATATTTCGTCGCAGAAGTAATAGTAATTGCACCAGACTGAAATTCTTCCATACCATTTGCACGATGCAAACCATTTACAACAGATATTGTTGAATCAACAGATGGTTTCGGTGATGGATACCAACGACGAGAAATTACCTGTGTATTGAGTTCTTGATCGTCTTTACTACCTGGAGTTCTAGCAACAAAATCTCCATAACGATTCATCCCGATCACAGAATTATTAAATGGTCCTACAAGAGGTGAACTAAACATTATTCAAATCCTATTCCAAAAGAATTGCCAACACTTTCAGCCTTAGATATCCTATAAGTACCACGAAAAGGAATACTTCTTCGATTATTATTAGCATCTAAAACATAAGTAATACCATCATAGACAAGCGGAGTCCAATCAGTATCAGTATCTACAGCAGGATTTTCTACCTTAGGAATCTCAATAGCAACAGTTTCAGTAGTAACAAGTCCTATAATAGAAACTGATCCATTAAGATTTAAATTATCTATAATTAATATCTTATTTGCAGCAGCTGTTGTTGGTGCTATTAATGTTTTTGCCCTCATAATATTCTCCTATATGATAATCATGATTAGATAAATATTTATATTAACATAAAACCTGTAATAATAAAGTTTCCTTTATTATTACAAGTTCTTTTTTAATATGTCCTAAGCACTATATTAACTTACAGTACAAACAGAAGAAATTAACAAGGAACCATCAGGCTTGACAAACACAACCCAATAATCATCAGCAGCCGCAGTAATTGTCAAACCAAGCAATCCCGCAGCTGTAGTAGTAAATAAACTCGGACCAGCACTACCAAGATTCTTAAGTGCACCATTAGTCAATACAGCCAAAGTCGTATCGGCTAAATCATTTGTCAGTCCAGTAGCTACTTCACTCAAATAAAGCAGTCCAGACACTGGAGCCGTAAGAGCATTACCAGAAACATCTTTGAAAACAAATTGAACTGCACAGGAACCTGATGCAGGTGTAGCAGTAGTAGTTACTGATGCGAAGGCAGGATAGATTGCAATGCCTTCAAAAGTCGGACCGGTTCTACCAAAAGAATATTTTCCCATTTTACCACCCTTTCCTTAGAGCAGCGTTGGAAGATTGGTTTCTTCCAACGCCAGTATTAAAATTAGTCTTGACCGTTCACTTATGAACACCAAGTTATCATGCAGCACCAGGTGAACCAAATATACCTCGAGGATCTGACCAACCAAACGAACCACGGAAAGTCGCTTTGAACTTAGCATTCTCCGTATCAAAGTCATTCTCAGTTCCAAACGCATCAGGCCGACGTTCCATGTACTTCAAGCCATCCGGGCAGTTGGTCTTAATAAACCATGCATCACTATCCGTCAGGTAATGATTCACAGCAATGCCTTGTGGAAACTTTTTTGAGGCTCGAATAGCATTGATATCATTATTTGCACTGCCAGACTGTCCAATAGACTCGAGAATCCTCATAGCGTCGAACTCAAGTGCGGTCGGAATGATCAACTTCTGGGGCATAATCGCGATCTTAAGGCCACGATCAGTGGTGAATGCAGCAATGTCAATGCATGCCTGCTCGAGAGCAGCTTCACTAAGATCTGCCGCAGTAGCAAGTTCATTACGCCACGTACCACCAGACTTGTTCGGATGATCAGTAGCACAAAGCTCCTTACCATCACTATTAGTCCCCATAGTATAAGCAGCAGTAAAAGCCCTATTGAGAATATTCGCTCCAATGATCTCTTTGGTCTGCCGAATGGAGAATGCCAGCGCATTTGCACGACGCAGCGCTACAGTAACAGCTATACCATCTTCGTACATTTCTCGAGTAATAATAAACCCAAGGCCATACGTTACATGAGTGTAGCGGCTAACAAATCCTTGCTCCTGCTCATCATACGCAATCCCAGCTCCCTCGGTTTTTACTGCTGCGAGGCCGAAACCAGTTACGCCAGCTTCCTCTTCGAAAGCCTTCGTAGAGTTACCCTTTTCAAAAACATCCAAATATTCAATCGGATACTCTTTATATTTCTGCCCGAACCAAGTCTTTACACCCGGTACAAGATCTTTTGCAAAATTACTAGTAGTAATAATACCCATTTGTAAGCTCCTTTAAATGATGATTAAATAGCAGAAGTTAATAAGCAACTAATTAATTAAACATCAG